AAAAGAAATACTACTTGAATGAAATACTATATACTAATATATTTCATATGAGTACATTCTATTTTTATGTTACTTAGAAACAGGATGGCTTTTATTATTTTTAATACTTGAGTACGGACTCGGTAGGGGTGATAGTCTGATCCTGATTGGTTCGTGTCATGAAAACGGCAGACTGCATAGATTTTTTGATGTCTTCAAACGATACAGCGCCAAATACAGATGTCATACGAGCAATGTCTTTATAATTAAACATTGTGTAATCACTTTCAGATACACCTTTAATAGTACCATAGGCAATTCTGAATGGAATAGTAGTATCATTCTTATAACGAGCCATTTCAGCGATCATACATTCTACTAATTCAGAAGGTACATTAATGTTTACCTTATTGTATGACATTGATTTTTTAAATACATCTACTGTATCAGTAAATGAGTTCGTATTAATCTTACCAGCAGTTAGAAGATTAAGGAAAGCCGATGCCTGTTTAACGTTTGGAATGAACACCATGTCTTCAATAATAACATCATTTTCTTTATAAGGAAAATAGAAATTATCACTGTCACTAGTCATATCATAAAAATTCAGTTTAATACTTAATGGTAGTTTAACTTCAAAGTTATCTTTACCATCCATTGAACTCATCTTAAAGAGACCTTGAGTAATAATTTGGGAATCTTTAAATTCTGATAAGTTATTGTCGAAGTTAGTTTTAGGAATAATTATCTTTACAGCCTGTTTACAGACCAAAGAAGTACCTTTTTTAACTATATATTTCTCTACTTTTTTTGAAGCCATTTTGATAGTCCTATATAAAAAATAAGAGATAATCCCCTATAGCCTTGTTCAGACTATAGGGGAATTAATTTTTACTGATTTACATAAGATGCATCAGCATCGCCTTCATCTACTTCTACTTTATCGGATAGTTCACCATCTTTATCCAATGCAGTAGTATCCATAGATTTATTGAAAATATCTTCAGTAAACACTTCTGGATAGATGGTTCTAACGAATTTCTCAATGAATTGAGTTGATGCATTAGTTGCAAATGCAGTTAACAGTACTTGAGTGGTCAGGTGCATATAAAGAATACGATTATCCATCGTTTTCTTATTAGCTTCGAACATTTTAAAGACATAGTAAGCAAATACCATTTTAGACTTGTGGAAGTCTGCATTAGTATCGTCTACCATATCAAAGGCTACCATCATATCAGCATGACGAAGTTTTCTTGAACGGCAATAATGCTTGAATACATCATATGCACGTACAATTTGAGGTTTACATTGAGCAACTTCAATATCAACCTTATTTTGTACAGCAAAGAGATATAGAGGCTGCTGATTATCAAGTTCCAGAATATTCTGTCTAGTGATAATAGCTGCGCCTAAGTCCATTGCTTCTGCATCGGTAAGACCTGATTCAGCATTTTTTGCAGTAAGAACTTCAATAGCTTTAGCCGCTTCATTACGTAAAGACGTAACATACTCTGAAAGAATTTCAGCGGTATGTCTAGCAGCATTTGCAATTGTGGCTGAATACTCTTTCCCTAATTTGACAGCTTCATCAGCAGATTCCTGCATGTTACTGTCTAGAGAAGGAATATCATTAACTTTCTGTTCTACAGCGTTAATAGAGCCATTAATTTGTTCTTTTGTCGGTGCATTAGTCATTATTCTGTATCCTTGTATGAATCTAACTTTTTGTTATTTACTTAGCATTTTTAAGCATAGTGCCTAGTTTATCTTTAACTTCTAGAGCAATTCGGTCTTGATTAATACTACCAATCAAAGTATCAATAAATCTAGAAAAGTTATCAGAACTGCCATCAAATAACGAATAGATAGTTTCTACATCTTCAACTTCTAAATTACTTCCAAGAAGTACTTCTTTAAAGTCAAAGCTTTCAGTGTCTTCAAGAATATCACTGACAATTTCTACAGCTTTAATGATAATACAATAATATTCCGGCTTAGATAGAGAAAGGTCTTTACGAAGTGAGTAATATTCGTAATCTTTCTTGCTAACTTGAGCCTTATACTGTTTAGCGAAATCATTTTTGTTGTCAAAAATAAAATTGGCTAAGAAGTTAATAAGAATCTCGCGTTTACCAGTATAGAAAAGATCATAAATTTTCTGAATATAAAATCTGGTAATTTGAGCATTCTCAAAGATATTAGCAATCTCTTCTTCATTCACAGAATAATCTTTTCTGAAATGAGAAATGATTTTATGATATAAAGCACTCTCTAAACCTTGTAAATCATCTTTATCATCTGAATCAAGGTTATCTGAAAGTTTGGCTGAGTCAATTCTAGACATTAAACCTTCTAGAAAATCATTACGTGGAGCAGCACTAAATAAATCAGTTTTATTAGACAAGAAGTCTTCTAATGCGCCATCTAAAGTAGCATATGATTCTCTTACAAAATCCAATTCCATACTATTTACCTTTTAATTTTGAATTATAGTTTAAATTTTTATTAAGCATGGCATTGACAGCGGCATTATCAACTTTAGTACCTTTATCCGTTTTACCAGAAATGATAGCTAATGCCTCTTCCACACTCATCCCGTTAGAAACCATAGTTGCTACATCTAAAATATTGATGTTTACACCTTTAGATACTGCAGGGTCATCTATATTATTATTCACTACGTTCTTAAGTTTAGTAACGCCATTATTTACTTTACCTTCTCGGATTTCTCTCAAGAATTTAGTAATGTTGTTACCGTATTGAACTGCATAGCGTAGTACTAAATAAGCCATTAAGGTATCATCGTGCATACCTTGTTCGTGCTCAATCTTACCACGTTTATTATAAATTAAGCCACGTAGGTCATCATATAGATCTGGATAAGCTAATATCTGAGGAGTATCGTTTACTAATTCAACTAATACATCCATCATTAACTGACGAGTAGTTTCGTTAGTGTTTATCCCCCAACGGATATTATCTGTCTTAGTAGCAGGATTCCTAGCGGTTTTGTTTTTATCAGTTAAACTATAATCATAATAGATATTCTTAGGAATAGTATCAAGTAAGTTAGTGATTAAACCACGACCATAGGAGTTATTTTCTATAAATAGTATTGATTTAGGGAAATACTCTTTAATGAATTTAGTAAGGAACCTTGAGTACAAAGTAGTATCAATTTTAGGATTCTTAAAGAATGCTACTGGTCTGTAATTATCTGTAGGGTCAGTCATTACAAATGTAGAGTTATCCTGATCAAGACCACCTGCAACGTCCACTCCTATAAAGTAGCATTTATCAGGGTTCATCTCATCAAAACATTCAACTTTAAGCGTGTTCTTGACTACTTCTTCTACTACTGCATCATAACGAGTTACTTCAATTAGTAAGTTTTCCGACTCATTCTTAAGAAGCTTAGAAATAGTCATTAACTGTTCTTCGTTAAATACAGAGTTATCAGTAGATTTAGTCCATACTAAATTGATTTCACGGTTGATTGTCAGCCAGTTAAACTGCAGAGAACGACATTCTTTCTCATACCATTCTTCGCTGTAACCAAGCTGCTTCCAAGTATATTTAATATATAAGAAGTCGTTTATAGAGTTATCATGGATATATGCCAGTACTTCTTCACGACTCCAATCATACATCTCTTCAATAAATACACAAGCACTATCGATAGTACTTTTACAATATGCACCTGCTGGAGAGTCTAAGTTATTAGGGGTAGTAGAAATAATCTTAGCATGTGGAGCACCATTAGCTTCTGCAATGTCTGATATACGGTTTACTGCAGGAGTTGCTGCTTCAAAGATAGTTTTATTATATTTTAAAAACGCTAACTCATCTTCCCATAGGAAGGGGATTGACATACCACGCTTTACATTTATAACTATTCGTTAAATAGTTACCTTGGGGCTTACAGTTTCCTGCAAGTTTAGACTATATCTTCATAGATTTTTTCTATGTTCCGCGTTTCGAAATCACTTGATTTCTACAAATAGTCGTTGAATAATGAAAAAAAAAAAACAGGGCGTACCCTGTTTTTATTATGGCTAGCTACCTGTTTTAAACAGGTTCAACTACCGGGTCTTTACCAGCTGGAGAGCGCTTTTTATAATCATCAGAGTTCCAGTTAAAGAAGAAATCGATGATTTTGCGGATAACCAGCATAAAGACATTGATAATCGCCGAGAAGAAGCCGATGACCAGGTCTAACGCTTTACGGAAGATACTACGTTTATCTTTAGCATTAGTTGCCATGAGATAAGCGTGTGCTACAGTAATAACGTCGTTCAGCTTATTAATAACAGTAGTCAGATTACGCTTAGCGGCATCAGACAGTTCCATGTTATTTTTAGCTGTAGACAGCAGGTATACCAGATTACGGAGACCGTCTACACGAGCAGATAAACTGCTTGCGGTACGGATAGCTGCAAAAGCGCCGCCTAAAGTTTCATCGAAGTTAGCAACTTCTTTTAAGCGGTTTTCCAGAGTAGTAACTTCTTTGGAAATGATATCGCTCAGCTGTTTGTCTTCTTTACTAAAGACAAGGCTGATATCAACTTCAGAAAAGAGACCTTCGAGATCAGCCAGTGCAGCGGCTTCTTCATCAACTACCGTTGTAGTAGTTTTAGTTGCAGTAGTAACTTTTTCTTCTACTACAACCTCTACCACTTCAGGATGCTCTGGATCAACCTTAACATCTTTAATTACAGGTTGATCTTTCTGAGTCTGAGTTTCGACCGTAGTCTGAACTTCAGGTTTAACGGCTTTATCTTTAGCCGGAGCAGCCGGAGTAGAAATGGAATTGGCAGTTGATTGGATGGTAGTATTGTGTTTCATTTGTTTTTCCTCTGATTTATTAATATCTTCAAAATACTTTTTGATAGGATAAGACGAAGAGAGCAGGGTAAGATCAGTTAAAGATTGACACTCTTTAAGAATCTCATCTGCTAGTTCGCCGACAGCCCAAACCTGTACCAATTTATAT